TATGTCTTCCTCTATGTTATCTAGAATCTCTTCAACATAATCTGAATAATCAAGTGTTGAGAAAAATTCTGTTGCTGAAACGCATGTCATTACGTGGTCATCATGACCCATTTGTCCTATGTATGAACCGCTTGGTGTTCTGCCGAATGATGATATTTCTTTTACCGTTTCCATGTCAGAGATATACATTTTATTTTGCTCAATGTATTTCTTTAGATTTTGACAGAGAAGTGTCTTGTTATCTTTTTTAATCTTTAAACCATATTTAGCACTTATAGCATCATGTCTATGTTTAAACTTAACTACCATTTCTTCATCAAACTCATTTCTTTGTGGAAATATAGTCATCATGTAATTCATGACAGTAGCGCCATATGTGTTATATTCTATTACCAGTTTTACGTTTTCTTGATAGAAAATATCCACAGATAGTGTATATAGAATTTTTGATATGTCTTCAACACTATGTTCATTACTTCTATAGACACCTACTTGTTTAAAGGCAAAGAAGTCATTGATTGAGCTGGGTGAAGTTATTCTATCAAAGTCTTTAACCTGCATCGGCATAATCTCCCAGATATTGATAACTGTATAGTCACCACCTACACCTTCAGCTATGTCGACACTAAACATCCAGTATCTTGATTTGTCTTTAAACTCTGAACCATCAAATTCTGGATCAAAGAATAAGAATCTTTGCATATCCATTGAAATTCTTTCAAACTGTTCAAAATCCAGATATACAAATTTCTTTTCGCCTTTCTTTAATTTCTTAACTGAAGCACCTGTAAGTAAAAGATTACTAGATGCCATGAATTGATTACCATACTGGCGGTTAAATGCCTCTTCGCTACCTAGATTTTTAACCTCCTGTATTTTCCATTTTTCGTCTCTACCTGGTACTTGCCACCAGTCAACCCTAAATGATGCAAATTCATTTAATCTTTTTTCAGCTGCATCATAGATTTCAAAGAACTTATTATAACCGTTCGGTGTACTTGTGATAATAATTCTAGATACCTTTGAAGACGACAGCGTAGGATATACGTTCTCATAAAAGCTATCTACAAAGCTATGATGGATATGAGCAAACTCGTCTAGGAATAGAAGGTGAATAGTAAAACCGATACCCGCTTTACCTGTTGTAGATTGACCTACAATACGGCAACCGTTATCGAATTTCATATTCATTACGTCATTCTTTAACATACCTGGTTTTAGAAAGAATGGTAGGTTTTCTAGAATGGCTTTTACCTTATCGATAATTTCTTTGGTAGTACCACCTTTATTCGAAAGTATAAGTGCATTCTTATCATAATTAAATAGCACATACCAGGCTATAAATATGGCTGAACAGATTGTTTTACCGATCTGACGCGATGCAAGACAGACATTAAATCTATTATTCACAAAATTTACAAGCATCTCCTTTTGATAATCTCTAAGTTTGATGCGCTGTAAACCCTTATCCGTCATTACAGTTGCAAAATGCTCTGCAAAATAAAGGATGTCTGTAGCACACTTTTTAATGTGCTCCATTTCCTCGTCAGTATATTCAAATACTATATTACCTCTTCTATAATTGATATTACCTTCATGAAAAGGTGTGGACTTGACCTTATAGCCTTCGTCCATGGCTCGTAGTAATTTCTCTACTGCCAGCGTAGACCATATTGATTTGTCTGCTTGTGGCTCCTCGGGGCTAGAACCCATTGGAATCATAAAATCATTCGTCATCTTCGTTGTAATTTTCTACAGGAAAATCATCATCTAGATTTTCTTGAACTGGCTCGCTATCATAGGTATTCTCCTGTTTATTAGCCTCCATTTCTTCCTGTATCTGCATCATAAGGTTTTTAGTACCTCTATTTACATTTGTTGGACCTTCAATCTTTTTAACTTCAGTTGTGCCTACTTGTTTTCTTTCAGAATAGACATCATAGTCTCTTGCAAGTTTTTTAACACCCTCTTCGGTAGCCATCATATACATGGTCTGGCTTTTAATAATGTCAAGCATTGACTTTTGAAGTGTACCTAAAACTTCAAACATTCTAGGTGAAACATCACCATCATCTATTTGTTGAAGCAGGGTTGTGATAGCACGTTCAGCTGTTTCCATTTGAAAAATGAGACTACTTAAAGTCATCTCTTCTATTTTCATTTTGGCTTTAACGTACTCATCATTATCAATAATCTCTTCACTGAGATAAAACTTTAGTAAAGTATTGATAGTCTTCTTTGCCTGATTTGATGCATCACCCTTTTTCTTTGTATAGTCAAATGGGTCAGGCCTTCTAATTGGGGTTAATTCTGTATTGTCAATAGGTAAATTAAATGACTCTGAATCGTTTAATATATCATCGAGAGATGATCTGATATCATTTGCTTGTTTTCTATAATTCTTTTTTCCATTCATGTTATCTAGGATTTGGTAATCTCAATAGACGAAGCTCTGGTATAGCATTATCAACTAATTCAGCGTATTGTGTATCATTTACAACATACTGATTGAGAACTATATTATGGGCTTCTTCTTCTATTATACGTTTGAAAATTCTAATGTTTGTTAATCTTACAGGTCCTGCTAATAATGCCCAGTAATCTCCTGAATCTATACTGACCTGTTCAGGTAAGAAAATAAGCTCGTTGTATAATAACTTAAGTGCAGATGTTTCATTTTGTGGCATCGTGTAATTAAGAGGCTTATCAAGCTCATAGAGATACGTGGAAAGTGTCTTAAATTTATTTGACAGATTTACAACCAGCGAATACCATTTAGACTCACTGAAAGTTGCACCATGTGTAAAGTAATAATCGACGTTATTGATTGAAACTATAAGAAACTGTTTTGTAACTTCAACCGAAAGGCCGCTAAATGTACCACCATAGCCATGAATCAAAAATGTTTTAGAGACTATTCTAGCCTTAGAACCTGTAATTGCTGGACCAGTATATGGTGTATCTATAACATATTCTGTGCCACCACTTGGGGCTTGAATTATACGATAATAACCATTATAGTCGCCAGCATCAGCTATCTGTATCAGATCTCCGACTTGATATGTTGTTGGATTAGCAAATGTTATCATTGCATTACCAGACGAATCTGTAATGCTTACAAATGTAGAGAGTGCTTTATCTGCTGGAAATACTGGCTGAAACCAAAATGTAAAAGCTCTATCTTCAGTTGTTTCAAATTTAGCTCTCTGTCTATACTTAACCGCTAATTCATTTGGGTTTAGCTTATTAAATTCATAGTAATTCTTGGAAACAATGACCCAGTTATTATTGATTTTTAGATCTGATATAGAAAGTAAAGTAGATAGATCACTTCTTACATAGTCATTAGCACCAGTACCTATTGTTCTGTACTGTTGAGGTTTTGTAATCTTTAAAAGATCATCAGTGGCCTCCTGTGCAAATTCGGCTTCAAGATCATGTACAGTAAGATCTTGAAGTTCTTGTGCAATATCTTCAGGTGTATCAACACTGACTCTGTCTTTCCATTTTCTAAGTATTGCTTTATAGTAGATATCTTTATAGACAACAGGATCTGCAAGAGCAACAGAGTTTAATTCATACATTCTATCAATCAACGGAAAGTAAATATAATCTCTTTCGTTTGGCATAGATCTGGCCCCAAATGCATTTTGAAATTCTTCTCTTGTAATATGGATTTCAAAGTTTTCAAAGTTCATACCAAACTCATCGAATTGAAATTCATTATTTGGGAATGCATTATCCGGTACTAAAACTTTAATTTCTTTGACATCTGATACCTGATACAAACTGTATTCAGTTAACATAGCATCTCGGCTTCTTACGTCAGGATTGACTTTATAATACTTGACGCAGTGTCCAAAGATATTGTTAACGACATTGGTTAATTGACTGAACATGTTTCTGGTATTATTCAGCATACCATATGGATTGAACAGGTCATCTTCGTCACAACATTCGGTGACTATTAAATTCTGGCAACCACTAGGTATCTGACCAGGCTCACAGCAGTCTACACCAACTTGCTTTACCTGTCTTACTACGCCATTGTCTGAAATTATTTCTAAAGCTATTGACACAAATTCCATTGTATGACCTGTCTGTAGATCTATTACAACATACTTATACTCTACCCAAAAGGGTTTAAGAGGGTCTATTACTTGATTTGCAAGATTAAGATCGGTTAACAAAATCCAATCTGAGAAATTTGAATTATCTTGACTCCATCTAAAATATCTCTCAAATTTATTGACACTATCCTCACCGATAACTTCATCAACATAACCCACCACTTGCTCTACCTTTTCATAAGGTTCTGCAAGCTTAATAATTAAGGTCTCGTCTAATTTATCGACTATATAATCTTGTACTGCCATTAAAATTGCTTCTTTAGCTATATATTTATGGCCAAAAGCTGAAGATTAAATGTCGAAGTCTGTAATGAATATGATTAGAGGATTATCAGTTTCTGTTTTTGGATCTATAAGTTCAAATAGATATGGAACTAATGGGTTTTCCTGATTATCATCAAGCATCTTTAAGAAATCAAATGCTTTTATCTCTATGATGTGGTCATAACCTATAATCTCATCATAGGCACACAACCTATTTTCTATAAACAGTTTATTGATCTGCTCTAAGGTAACGTTATCGAATATCTTAGTTAGGTCAATACATGAAGCTGTTATCTTATAATTGAAAAATATAGTAGGTACCTTTTCAGATTTGTTGACTCTGCTGTAATTTGAATCCCTAGAAACATTTATCTTTACATACTTTAGATTGACAAAAGTACTAAATATCTTGTCCATGAAATATAGACTGGTCGCACTCTTCTGCAGATCTGTAGCAGGAAGTGATCTTACCTTTTCTATCTCATTAGAAAATGAATTGTAAAAGATATCCTGAAATTCAGACGAAGAAACTATATAACAATCTTTAAGATCCGGTAAATCACCATAGTCAGCTTCCTTCTTTATTTTATTTACCAGTAGGTTGTCATAATAGTTGTTCTTGTATAGTGTTATATCAATAACATTTGGGAAATCTAAATATGGGTAACTTATCTTATCACTCATTCGCCTTCATTTGTTTTTCAATATACTCAATCTCTTTCATAACTGGGTCAGGATTGAATTTAAGAGCCAGTCTGAAATCTCTTTGGCTTATTTGATATTTATTTAGATAAAACTTCAATGCTTCTGGATCTGGGTCATATACCTTGTTATCGACCTTGGTCTGCTTATTTAATTTGGTATAGATCCAGCCTGGGACTCTGGTATATCTCTGTGCAATCATATGCCAGCTGTCAATAACATTTGCAGCATTAGTGCCAATTCTGTTTAGCTTATTTGCCATTACTGGGTAATTTATGGCCATAAATCTATTGACCATAAACCTGTGTTTGGCCTTATCGTATTGTTTAAGGCTATCATATGTTTCACTGTCTGTAAAGAAAACTTTTACAAAGCTAAAAAGGGTGCCATCAAAACCTGTAGCACCCTTTGTTTTTTTAACCTTTTCTTTTTTAACTCTTTCCTTTTTTGCCATTAGAATAAACTTGCTGTATTACCCGTATTCTGCTTGAAGCTTGGGTCTAGATAACTACTACCATGTAATATACTATCTTTTGAAAGAAGGTTTTTGATATCTAAGTTGTTATCAGTCAACAGGTCATCTATATGATTGAACATAATTATCTGCAGAGGTTCTGGTATAGTTGAGCTGTGTAGTAATATCAAATTAGTATTTAATTCCAGGTTTGGCAAAAGATCTTCAGTTGAAGTAAGTTTCATTTCAGATGCAATGATCTTTACGATTTCATCTTTAAATGATTCTTCAAAGAGATACATTGATGAAAAGCGACCGTGGCGTTTCTTAAATGTGTTTAAGATGTTTTTGGCCTTTTCGTCATTTATTCTTGACGTCCTCGGTTTGCCAGTCTTACCAATCTTTTCAATTGAGTATACAGACTTGATGTTATCGGACTTATCACCAGTAAGTATCTTGGTGAAAACATAGTCTTCACAATAGATTTCATTTACGTCAAGATTATTAGTGTTTATGAAAAGCTTGAGCTCTTCTTTTACCTGATTACTGATAAGCAGTACATGGTCTACACTGAATATATCTTCAACTGCATCATACTCCGAGTCTTTAGTACCGTCTTTTATACTCAGATATCTTTCAAAGCCTGGATAAACTGCAATCTTAGATCTTGTATTATCGTACCAGATTGTATATGAGTCAGTTGACTTGTTATAATTAACAAGTTGCATAAGATCGGTATCACCAGACCAGATAATACAGTTTTCACCTTTACTGTTAAGTGCTGATGACCAAGCATAGATAAGATCATCGCCTTCGGCGCCTGATACCCTGTGGACAATAACACCCTTTTCTCTTAGATAGTCGGTAAATTCTTCAACCACCTTATGTACATTTGCCCAGTGTATCTTGCTGTCTTGCTCCCTGTTGGCTTTGTATTCAGCTGCTGGAAAAAGATCTTTACGCCATGATTTTGAATCTTGTGTAAAAATGATTCTGCCTGTGATATTTTTAATTTTACGCAATTCTGAAGCAAAATCTGTGGCTAGTTTACGCATGAAAATGCCCATTTCGGACTCTGTTGACATGAATCGCGTATCAACGTCTACTGATTCACCAAATCCAGTAGGTACCTTTTGTCTTGGTAAAACAAACAGTCTACTGTAAATGAAGTAGTTACCGTCGATGATTAGATTGTGATTTCTCATTTGTTTTTGTTATTTTGTAAATCTAACAAATAGTCTCTATATGTCAAAGACCATTGCAGATTATTTTGAATGTACAATACTCTGTATGCTGTAAACACAAGAAAGCATTGTAACCACTTGGTCAATTACATGGACACGCTGTGCCTGATGTTCAGCAACTGTAATGATTATTTGTGGCACATGCTTGGCATATGCTGGCTTTTCCATTTGAATGTATTCAATAAAGTCACCACCAAGACTGGCAAGCACATCATCAACCCTATTGCTATATTCTGATGCCAGATATTGATAGTTTTTCACAGGATCGATGTTGTCGAATATCAAATCATACACATCTTTATAAACGCCATGGAATTTTTTAACATCATCTATGGTTATAAGCTCTTTACCTTCTGCAAGATATCCCTGTAATACAGTTAATGTATTTCTAAGATCTGGGAATTTACGCTTTACTAATTCCAGAAGAGCCGGCTTCTCGATTTCAGCACCTTCCTTTTTCACAATCTCATATACTCGCTTCATATAGAACTTAAGCTGTTCAGTCTCCTCTTCTTTAGTAAAGTCAAAGTTGATTTGCTCAAATCGGCTAAGTACCGCTTCTGGTATTTTATTGATGTGATTTGTTGTAGCAATAAATCTGGTATTCTTTGAAAAAGAATCCATGGTTGCCTTTAACGCTTTATTAAACTGGTCACTGACACCATCAATCTCATCAAGTATAACGACTTTCATCTTGCCATCAAGTGAAGTCAGTGATGCTGTTGTACAAAATTTTGTAATTTTTTCACGTATCACATCAACACTGGTCTCATCTGATGCATTGATATATCTATATTCTAGACCAAACTGGTTACATAGGGCTTTTGCTGCACTGGTTTTACCAGTACCTGGCGAGCCATAGAATAAGAGATGTTGGTAAACACCATCATTCAGCTTAGTTCTAATCCTATCTGGGATTATAAGATCCTCGAGTGATACTGGTCTGTATTTTTCTGTAAGTAAGATATTTGAAATAGACATAATAAACCTTTATTCTTATACAACAGCAAACGTACTAAGTTTCAATATATAAACCAAGATGTCGACAATGAAATACATAAAAACATTTGAGCAGTTTCTAAACGAAAGCCTACTTGAGAAAGACGCAATTAAGGCAACTCAAGATCAGATAGCAAAGGCTATGAAAAAAGCCGATAAATTTGCAAGCAAGGCAGCTGCTGCCAGATATGATGTCAAATTTAAGCAAGACAAGCTTGAATATGAAAAGACCAAGGACAAATATCAGAATGATGTTGATAAAGCCAAAGACGGTGTACAAAGAGAAACCGAAAAAGCGGCTCTAAAGGGATTGACGTCACAATGGAAAGACACTAAGAATAAGTATAAGGAACGTCTAAAAAATATGAGATGAAACCTGTCAAATTTGTAAGATCAAAAGGTTTTCACAGGGGTTTATATGGTATCAGATTCAAAGAACTTAAACCCTATCAAATTCGATTTCTAGAAGAAAATGCTCTCATCAAGCCACATGCGGCTACTGATGATAGATATGTTCAGGTTCTATTTAAGATACTTGAATATGAAACGCACCATAAAGACCATCTTAAACTATACTACAATAACTATACTGATAGAATTACCAGTTACGAAGAGCTGTTGGAGGATTCTAAAAGAATAAACTGGAAATGCAGTGTCTGTAGATGTGACATTAAATCAGAAATGGGTAATTTTGAAATTGGTAACTTTCTATGTGGTACATGCATACAGTCTCATGGTAACCCAACTGATGTAGTAGATGATAGAATACTGGACTCAAGTATTAGATTTAGAGAATACTGTAGAGATATCTTATTAGAACAACAGAAGCAATATCTAAAGTATATCAAGGTTTTTGAAAAAGGCGTTAAAGAAAAGCATCAGAAAGGCTACAGAACTTAAACACTTTAAGATTGCTCTTTGGATTTGTGTTATAGATCTCAACTGCATTATTGATAATGTCAGCATTATCTGTAAAATATCTCATCATACCCTTATAGATATGTTCTCTGCTATTTCCTGAAGGATAGCCATCATGGAAATGTGATTTACCTCCTGTATGGCCCATATCATATCCTAAAAGATATATCCTTTTTGCACCTAATTTTATTGCAAGGCTTATTGCACCATAGCCTGAATTATTACCGGCTGATAAATTATCAGGTGTATTAAGATCTATTGTTTTACCACCTGCTGGTCTTAATACAGTTACATCTGAGGCTAAATCTCTTGGATTAGTGCCTGCAGTAAACTTCATACACTTTATCTCATCGATTTCATTCTTATACCAGGTGTAGAATCTACTGTCAGTCCAATATAGGGCTCCTGGTTCTTTTACATACTGGAACGCTTTATTGATTGCTATAACGTTTTTACCATTAAGTCTAGTAAAATCAAAATCTTTAAGACTGGCACCACCTGCAACTATGTAAACGGTTGTTCCTTTCCATGGCTTTGGTATACTACCGTAATTATAACTTTGTCTTCTAGGATTAACACGCTGTTGAACCTGGCCCTGTTTTCTCTCCTGTGCAAGTGCCTGTTTGGCTCTTA